TTAGAAACTCTGGAAATCTCACACACAATATTTTAAATGTCGAAGAATTAAGAAATCTTAAATTTAATATTATGCATCATATAGAAAACTACATGTTTCAAACTAAGAAGTTTTTTGATGGGTTTATATGTGAGTCATGGATTAACATTTATGAAAAAAATTATTATCAAGAGTACCACGACCACACTAGCGATATCTATAATTGTATCTGTGGTGTGGTATATCTTACTAATAAAAACTCAAATATTATTTTTGATACTTTGTATACTAAGTCTATAACGCCTCAGTTTGCGGATATCGTAATATTTGAAGACGACATGCTTCATAGGGTTAAATCTAATGAAGAACAATTAAGAATAAGTTTGGCTTTTAATTATAGAAAATGTGTCTCATGGCATGGGATAAGAGAAACAAACAAGGAGAAAACAAATGATTAAACCAGAAGAGTTGAGAGACAAAAAATTTAAAGTATTTTTAGGAATGCCTATGTATGGAGGTTTATTAACAGAACCAACTTTACATGGATTATTAGAACTACAATCATGGACCATGAACACTGGCATTCAAATGAGAATACAAACAATGGGTAATGAGAGTTTAATAACTAGAGCACGTAATACAATTGTGTCGATGATGTTAGATCAAACCGATTTCGCTGCCACACATTTATTATTTATTGATGCAGACATAGGCTTTCGTTGGCAGAATATTGAAAGACTTCTTTGTGCTGATAAGGATGTAGCTTGTGGAGTTTATCCTAGAAAGCACATACATCTCGAGAAGATAAAAGGTATTTTAGAGGAGTACCCAGATATTAGTTCTGATGAAATGGAGGCTAGAGCCTTAGGCTACAATGTAAATTTTGATAATCCTACTGACCTACAAGGAGAAAACGGATTTTTTAGAGTAAACGAAGCAGCCACAGGAATGATGTTGGTTAAAAGAGAAGTATTTACAACCATGATGAAAAAGTTTCCTGAGAGAAAGTATGAAACCGATCAGATAGTAAATGGGCTATATTATAGATCAAATAATTGTTACGATTTATTCGCTGTCGGACCCTATCAAACAGTAGATCAAAAAAGATATTTATCTGAGGATTATTATTTTTCAAGACTATGGCAAGAGTGTGGTGGTGAAATATGGGCTGACTTAGCTAGTCCTCTCACTCATTTTGGCAATAGAGCATATAGAGGACATGTTGGAACCTTACTTGCTAAAAAAGAGTAATTTATATATATTCAACTTATGCCCCTAGTAAATTTTAGACCAGCTCCAGGTATTAATAAGGAAGTCACTGACTATACAGGTCAGGGTAAATGGACTGATGGTGATATGGTGCGATTCTTTCAAGGATCTGCCCAAAAAATAAAGGGGTGGGAGAGATTTCTTTCAACCACATTAGTGGGTGTAGTCAGAGATCAACATGCGTGGATTGCTCTTGATGGCACTAGATATGATGCATTTGGGACAGATAGAAAGTTATATGTTTTTGAGGAAGGA